AGTTGAAATTACACCTAAAGGTGATGTAGAAGTTGAAATTAAATCTGAAGAAGACGAAGAAGAAGCTGAAGAGTCAGAAGAAGAAGCTGAAGAGTCAGAAGAAGATGAAGACGAGTCAGAAGAAGCTGAAGACGAGTCAGAAGAAGCTGAAGAGGAAGATGCAATGGAAGCTTATAAAAACTCAATCACTGAAAAGTTACAAGCCTTAATTAATAAAGCTGAAGAAAATAAAGTTGCTGAGCCACACTTCTTTCGGTTTGTATCAGAATCTACTCGTAATAAATTTAACGAACTAGAAACAGCTGATAAATCTAAAGTACTTAGTGTAATTGAAGGTAAAGGTTTCCTAACTGAAGGACAAATCCTAGGGCTATGGAACACTGCATTAATTACTGATGCTCCAAATGCAAATGAGCCTAATGTAATTAAAATGATGCCAACTGAATATAAAGAAACATTTTCTAAGTTATCAGAAGCAAAGAAGAATCAAATTATTGCACAGTCTAAATATCATAAATTAGAGACTGAGTATCAAGTGAGAAACTTCTGGCAAACTAGAGATTTAAGAGAAACTGCACAAGTAATGGAAAAAGTTGAAATGGTAAAAGAATCTAAAGAAGAGGTTAAAACTTTACCATACGACTTAACAGGTGTGCAAGAACAACTAGAAAAAAGATTTAAGAAATAATTAAAAATTCATTTTTTTAATTTTTCAAAAATTCACACAGATATATAAACCAATATTAAAATAATATCGATTATCAGTTAAGAAGCAAAAGACTGAAGAGCAATCGAAATAAACAGAAACCATTTAAAAAAAAATATAAAATAAAAATGGCAAATTTAATTAACGAATCTGAAATCAGAGGTACTTGGGCTCCAATCATTGAGTCAGCTACAGGTGTTAATGATTCAGAAAAACTAGCTTGGATGTCGCAATACTGCCACAACCATAAACTTTATGAAGACGCAAACATTATGTCTTTAGACCCAACAATGAACCTTGCAGGTATGGGTGCTGCAAAATTCCCAAGCGCACATGGTGTAGCTGATGGATCAGGAGATAAATCTCCTTCTTTATTACCTTTAGCAATGCAAGTTGCTGCTCAAACAGTAGGTTTAGATTTAGTACCAGTTGTACCAATGGCTGGACCAATGGGATTATTATCTTATTTAGACTTTACTTATGAAGGTGGTAGAACTGATAACGGAGTTGCTCCAACTTACATTAAAGCTGCTGCTGTAGCTGGAACTGGTGATATCGCTGCAGGTTCTCCTGCAACTAACGCTGGTTACGAATTTATTGGAACTTCAAGAATCGATGGATATTCAATCTTTAAAGTAGGCGAAAACCTAGTTGAAGCTAACGTATCTGCTGACCTTGCTGCTGCTACTAGTGAATCTGAAGCTGATTTAGATGTACAATTAGTAAAAGCTTTAGAAGATCACATTAAAGGATTTGTTGCTGCTGACGAAGCTGGTAATCCATTCTCAAGAGAAGCTGGTGAATCAACTCCAGACAAAGTAATGGGTCTTTCTTTATTCTCTAAAAGCGTTGCTGCTGAAACTTTCCAAGTTGCTGCTGCCGTAACAAGAGAGCAAGTACAAGATTTAAAACAATTCGGTGTAGATGCTGTTGCTCAAGTTGAGTCAGTATTAACTAACGAATTAACTCAATCAATCAACCAACACATCTTAGGTTCAATTAGAACTCAAGGTATTGCTAACGTAACTAAAGCTTTCGGATCAGCTACTGCATTCGATATCACTTTAGCTGCTGCTAGTTCTCTCGCAGGTGGTGAAACTGTAGCTTCTGAGCACAGAAAAATCTTAACTCAAGTTTTAGCTGCTGCTAACTTAATTGCTAACAGAGGACGTAGAGGTGCTGGTAACTTCGCAGTTGTTGGACCACAAGTTGCTACTGTACTACAATCTATCTCAGGATTTGTTGCTAACCCAATGGCTAACACATTTACGCAATCTGCTGGTGCTATTTACCCACTAGGTTCAGTTGCTGGAATCAATATTTACACTGACCCAACAATGGACTGGGCTTCTTACCAAGTTGCAGTTGGACGTAAAGGTGACGGAAACGGACCAGGTCTTGTATTCATGCCTTACTTAATGGCTGAATCAGTACAAACTATTGCTGAAGGTACAATGGCTCCTAAAGTAGCTGTTAAATCTCGTTTCGCATTAGTTGAAGCTGGATTCCACCCAGAAACTCAATATGTTACTTTCAACATTTCAGCTGGTTCTCCTGCTGCATGGACTAACCTAATCAACTTAGCTTAATCCTAGAAAGTAAACTACATACTTTAAGAAAGGGAAATCGAAAGATTTCCCTTTTTTTATGCAAGATATATAGAGTATAAAATCAAATCTAATAGATATGAAAAGTTTTAATGATTGGTACGCCAGTATTAATGAAGAATTAGCTGAGCCGGTTGCAAATGCAGAACCTACTGTTGCTAGCCCAACGGTTTCTGAACCAACTTCACAAATGGCCGCAGGAAGAGAAGATATGATCCAAGATGTAGATGCAATTATTACTTCTTTAGAAGCCCTATCAGGTGAACTAAAAGAACAATTAATAAATGAAACAGGTTTAGCCTCGGTCGCTGCTGCAGGTGCTGCAGGTGCTGCTCTAGTAGGACTTGGAATGGGTGCTAAGAAATTATATGACGCTTCAGTAACAGCCCCAAAGGCTCGCAAGGCACAGGCCAAGGTAAATACAATGAATTTAAAAGTAGCAGGTGTTGAAAATATGATCAGTAGCGCTGATAAAGAACAGAAGGACAAGTTGCAGGCAAAACTAGACGCCGCTAAGGAAGCTGCCAAAGAACTACAAAGCTCAGTAGATGACAGGTACGCAAACTCATCAGGTGTAGTTAAGAAGGCACTTAGCGCCGAAAAGGCAAAAGGCAAAATGGAAGTGTTAAAGGCAGCTTTAGGTGATGCCAGCCCTGAGCAGCAAAAGAAAATTAAAGATCAGCTAGTTAAATTGAAAAACAAAGTCAAAAATGATGAGGCTGAGTTTAAACAAGAAGTAAAAGGTGCCAAAGAAGAAACTCCAGCTAAAGAACTGGATAAAGTAAAAGAACTAACTAGTGAAACTGGTAAAGATGATGGTGCAGATGAAAAGGCTAAAAAGGAAAGAGAGGCTAAAAACTCTAAAGAAGGTAAACTTGATAGGCTAAATGATTTATTAGCAAAGGCCAAAGAATCTAATGATGAAGAAAAAATTAAAAAGATACAAGATTTAATTGATAAAATTTCTGCTAAAGAATCATGGCAATTAGAAAACACTGAATTGGGTAGAATTTTTGAAGCAGAGGTATCTAAACTTGAAGCAGAATTTGCTCTTAACGAATCTAAGTATGTTACAAGCTCTATTAAAGATAGATTCTCAAGGTTACTATAATTTAGCCTGAGAATTCTTTCGAGCTAACTTTAAGAAATCCTGCTGTTGTTTCAGTAGGATTTTTTTTACATGTTTACGAAATTTAATTGAAGATTCTAGAATTCGAGGATCAACAGGTCCTCCCAGAGTGTCATGATACTTAGGATGAACAAAGTTCTTGGCTTTAAATTCATTTATACTACACTCAATTGGCATCCCAGAGAGTGCACATGTCCATTCTACAGTCTGATAGCTTTCCTTTAATTCTTCTAGTTTAGAGAATTCATTCATCGACCAATCATAATAATACTTGTTATTTTTATCAGCTTGGTGATAGCGGCAAATTTCAAATATGATATGTAAGAACTGATCGCTCTGTGCTCGGTCTGCAATGATTGGGTGTTCTAGTAAAAGTCTACGCTGTTGTTTTGAAATAGAATTATATCTAACCCCATATCTATTACGAGGATATGGACCACCTGTTCTTTTAATGTTAGGGTATTTTTTATTATATGCCATAAGAGAGTTGAAACAATCTAATATTATAAGATATAACTATTAAATTTATTTATCTATATGATCCAAGCATTATTTACCGAAAAATACAGACCTAAAAATCTATCTGAGCTAATTTTACCAGATAGAGTAATGAATAAGTTTAAAGACGGCCTAACACAGAATACCTTATTTGCAGGTAGTGCTGGAACAGGTAAAACTTCTACCGCAAAGGCAATAGTTCAACAGTTTGGCCTTCCGTATTTGTATATTAACGCTTCAACCGATACTTCAGTTGATGTAATACGTACTCGCATTATTGACTTTTGTTCAACAATGTCAGTATTGGACGATCAAGGAAAATTTAAGGTTGTAATCTTAGATGAGGTTGACGGTGTAAGTGACCAGTTTTTTAAAGCACTTCGCGCAACAATGGAACAGTTCGCAAGTAACAGTAGATTTATCGCAACCTGTAATTATATTAATAAGATTCCAGATCCAATTTTAAGTCGGTTTGAAGTAATTAGCTTTGATTTTGACAAAGCAGAAGAAAGTGAATTAACTAAAAAGTATATTCGTAGAGTATATGATATTTGTAAGGCTGAAGAATTAACAATTGAAAAAGACGCTTTAGTTGAGTTTGTTCGTCGTAATTTTCCAGATTTACGTAGCACTTTAAACAAGTTACAAGGGTTTAAGTCTCAAGGTACTACTAACATTACAGTTGATGATGTAAAGAAATTTAATTCAGTATATAAAGACGTATTTGAACTTATATTTAACGAAACAGACCCGGTGAAAAACTATCAATACCTAGTTGGAGAATATTCTAATAGAGTTGATGATGTGTTACAAACACTAGGTGAAGAGTTTATTGAATACATTCAGGCTGAAAAGCCCAATGCAACCAGGTTTATCCCACAGATTGCAATTACAGTTGCAGAACACCAAGCACAAAGAAATCAGGTAATTGACCAAGTCATTACTCTTTTATCATGTGTGTATAAATTACAAGAAATAGTTAGGCAATAATTTTTATTGTCAAAATAAATTGTTATATTTGTATATAACATAAACACAGTATTATGAAACTAGGAAAGCATACATTATTAATTGACGGTAACTATTTTTTACATAGTAGATTATTCGTTTTACCCAGAAAGAAAAATAAACAGCTGCTCGGTACCCAAGATGCCAAATCTCAATTAATGAGAAAACTATCAATTGACTTAGCGTCAGAAGTTAGAAAAATGGGCCCTTTTATCGACCAAGTAGTTGTGGCTGTAGATGCTAAGTCATGGCGTAAAGATCTTTTCCCAGAAGCACAATATAAAGGTACACGTGAACATGATGATTCTGTTAATTGGAAAGGTGTATTTGAAGTATATGCTAAATGGCAAGAAATTTTAGCTAAGCAAGGGGTTATAGTTCATCAAATTAACGGTGCAGAAGCAGATGATGTATTATTTGGTTGGTCAACTCAGCTCAATAATGAAGGTAAAAATTGTATTGTTTGGACAGGTGATAGAGATTTAATACAATTGGTAAACTACAATAAGGCTACTGATGCCTATACTCTATGGTATTATAATAGTAGACGTACTTTACTTGCATTTGAAGGTTTTGAACAACTATTAAATGAAAGTAGAAGTGAATCTTTATCTAATGAAGATATGCTATTTAATATGAGTGCAAATGAAGTGTTACATGATAAAATGACACATGATATTAAACAATGGCAAATTAAGAATACTGTTAAGATAGAAGAAATTAATTGCGATGAGTTTATTTTTACCAAAATTTTACAAGGCGATAAAAGTGATAACATTAAAAGCGTAGTTACATGGACCAAGACTATGAATAATGGTAAAGTTAGAAACTATTCTATTAGCGAAAAGATAGCTCTTAAGGTGTTACATCAATTCTCTAAAGAAGAAGGCAGTTTTAGAATTGATATGTTCTTTAATCAACAATATGTTGATAAAATAGTTGATATGATTTATCGAGTAGTAGGTAAAAGTAGTTCTGAAGAAATTAAGTTAAGATTTAATCAAAATTTAGATTTAATGTTATTACACTACAATACTATTCCAGAAGCAATCCAACATGAAATCTATAAGAATGTAGAACAAGATTTAGATAAAACTCCAAACTTTCATACTATTTCTAAGATGGAAAGAATCTTAGAAGGAACGGAATGGTTGGATAAAAAAGGTACAGGTGCTCCTTCAGGTTATGATCCATTTGCAGGTCTTGAAGATTCTGAGACTACTAAAAATAACACTGAACAACCAGAGAAGCTATTTTAGAATGAGAAAGGTATATAGAGGAGCGATTACAGTTAGAGAAGCTAATCAATTAATTAAAGAATATGGTTCGGGCACTAAACAACCAATAAAGGATAATACTGACCCAATTATCACTCGATTACTAGATCAGATGTCACAAGACTTTCAATTTACAGTGAAGGCTGAATCTTATTTCAGGGTTGAAAAGCTCCCTACAGGACATGATTGGCACCAAGACACTGGTGACCATGGTCATATGAAATGGTGTGAACTCGGATGCAGTATTCTATTAACAGATAATTTTACCGGTGGTAAAACTTGGTATGCTGGCGATGCAGAGTACCGAAATCCAACCCCATCCGACAGACTGTTATGTGATTTAGTGGCTCATACCTCGGATGAGTGGCACATGGTTGAACCCCATCAGGGCAACCGCACCGTACTGTTAATGTTTATTTAAACTAACCCCAATTTATTAATATAAAATATATGCTGGACGAAACTAAGCTATTCGACTTTATTAAGATTATGTTCACTAAGCCAGGTGACTATAAGAAAATTAAAAATCATAATAAAAAACGACATCATTTTATGATTAATAGATTTTTTGCAATTAAGTTTCCTGCGAATGCACAGTTATTTAATTATAATGGTATTAATCCAATCGCAGTAATAGATAGTTGGTCGCTAGTGGCTAATAGATTTAAAGGAGTGCCAGGATGGATTTACACTAAGACTAAGAAGTCAAAACAGGTCAGTAAAAAAACTTCGGAATATATACCTAGCGATGAAGCAATAAGAGTATTTATCGACAAGAATGAAATTGGCCAACGAGAATATAAAGAGTTGGAGCAATTCGCCAAAGAAAGACTATATGAACAACTGCAGTCTATCGAAAGATCGATGCAGGTATATTAATCCCACTGTGTATGAAAGTAGTAGATTTAAGTCTGTTTCCAACCTCAATAGACGTAACTCTGTATAGATATAATTATTTAGATAATAAAATCTGGACTCAATTAAAAAATCAAGTTGACTATATTGAAGTGGATGAAAACTCTATCATAGTTACTAGAAGTCAATTAGAGGCAATCATTACTGCTAATTATTCTAATCAAATTAATAAAATTAAATCCACAGGTTCTAAGTTTTTTCACACCCAAGTAAATACTGTTTATTTTATTTGGTCACTAGTACATGAAATGAAAAACTTACAATATATTAAAATTACTAGAGACTTAGATAAAGATTATAGTCGATTATTACATAACGCAGACGATGAAAAAACTATTGAGTTTGATTTTAAACTATTAAGCATTAGCATTAAATTATCAGAAATATTTGATGAAAATGAAGTTAAGATTATTAATCAAGCACTATATGATTTAGGTATCTTAGACGAAAATGAACCCTATGTTAGGCTAAAGGCAATTGAAATTATTAATGCCATTGATGATTTACTCGGCGATTTAGAAGAAGATATTTCTAGTGAAATCGCTGCCACTTTAAACGAACTATTAGAGGTATTTACTTTTAAAATTGAAAAAGACAACCCACTTACTTTGATAGTGACAGACTATTAATATGTTAATGATATATAGACTAAATAAGTCTGTCATGTCATGAAAATATTAAAAGATTTTGGAAAAAGAGAAGCTTTAATTTATATTATCGTTTTCCTTTGGATTTCTATTGGGCTATTTGCATTTTCAAAAGAAGCTAACCTGGCTGATCTTGCAGTATACTTTGGCTCGTTAACAACATACGCTGCAACTTATATTTGGGCAGAAACTAAAAGACCAAGTTCAAAACGAGGTATTTTAAAACCAGGACCAAGCTCTAGGCGTGAAATTATGATTTATGTAGTCGCAGCCCTATGGACAATTGCCGGATTTGGTGCAATTTGGTTTGCCGCCGACTTAAAACAATTATCAGTTTACTTTTTCTCACTGACTGGATTTGTAACTTCTTGGTTGGCTGGAGAAGCCTTTAAGCCAGAAGATGAAATCAATAAAAACTTACAATAAATGGTAACAGGATATACTGCAACGGAATATGGGGACTATTTAATAGCATCCTTACAGGAGCCTTACTATAATACAGTTAAAGTATTAAATACTGAAATAGTAGCGGGTGTTCAAAATTCTTCGACAGTCGGTAATATTAGTACAACGGCAGGGTCTACTACAATATTAGGAAGCGGCACAGACTTTACAGCATTTAGTACTGGAGATGAAATTATTCTAGGAAATACAACCTTTGAAATTGCTAGTATTGGCGCTCAAAATGTGTTAGAATTAACAACTGCTCCTACGTTCACTACTAGTGGATTAGAATTTTATCTACCTGTAAACTCTAATAATTATTTTGAATATGAATATAGGTGGTCTCATACTAATAGCGAGTTTTCAGAATTTAGACCTTTAACCGATGATACTAATCCAGGCGATATTAGAACACTATTATTCGATCCTAATAAACCACTATGGATTGATGTAAAGGCAGAAGTAGCGGCGCTATCAGCTGGTCATACCATTTCAATCATTTCAGTTACATTTACTTTAGAAACTGAGAGTGGAACTGTTGAAAGTTGCCCTCAGTTTTGTGTAGAGTGTACGGACCCATTTGCAATGGACGGCTGCGCCAATATTGAAGTTAGTTGTGATACTGATTTATTTCAGCCCTATCAATTAACTAAAAGCGCCACTATTTATAAACAATTAGTGGGCATTACAAATAATATATTTGGCCACGAAGTTACGTATTTTAGAACAGAGCCAGATGCTCGAACTGAAGATGTAATCCTAATGGAATATTCATTACATAATGTAGTGGAAAAAAATCAGCTTAAGATCTTAGTGCCAGATAATGAATTTCCAAGTGAAGCAAATACATATGACATTTTTGGTATTGAGTTTGCAGAGTTTGAAATTCACATTGTAGCAGAAGAGTTTGAAAGCGTGTTTGGTCAAGGTAAAACTCCTCGCAATAAGGATTATATGTACATTCCGATTATTAATAGAATGTATGAAATTGAATCTATGTCCCTAGCAGATGAATTTAATCGTCAACATTCGTATTGGAGGGTTAAATTAGTTAAATATCAAGATAGGACTTCAGTTAATAAAGGTAATTTTGAACAAGAAACTGATAACCTAGTGACAGGCGTAGAAGAAATCTTTGGAGAACGTCAACGTGAGGAAATGGAAAAAGACACGAATCCACAGCAGTTCCAAACCGTTACTACTACTTATCGAGATGGTATTAGGCAATTCGTAGATAGAAGCCTGAGCATTAAAGATTATGATTTAAAGAATCGTTGGACGGTTGTGAGTAAGAATTATTATGATTTAAAAAACATCACTACTAATAATACTGCAATCTTATACGACATACCTTCTAAATTAACTTCTAGTGAAAACTTAGGAATTAGTTTATGGTTTTCACCTCAATTTTCCAATACAGATACTACTGAATATGTGTTATTTGGAGATATAGCTGCGATCGGAGGATTTAAAATTTATATTAGTAATACTTTACTGAAGATTGTTGCAAATGGCATAGAACATCAATTCACACATGGACTTACATTTAATGCTGGAGACTGGTATGGATTAATTTTAAACGTTAGTAATACATTTTTACAGTTAAATACAGCAATTTATCGATTGGATTCTAATAGCAATCAGGGCATGATTCCAGGTCAGCGTCCACAAGATGCATCTAATAATTTAATTGAAGAATACTCACATATGATTGAAATGCCACAAGAACTAATCTGGAATCCAGGCGAAAACTATCACTTACGAGGTAATAATACATATATGACCAATATTAGAGTGTTTGAAAAAACAATCGAATACGAACAGCATCATAATATTTTAAATCAATATGTGGTTAGAGACAATCAATTGGCCATATTAATCGATAATGCAATCTCAAGCCTAGGCTACCAAAAATTCTATAACGCCAGATAAAAGGATATATAAGTTATAAATATATTATAATATTATATGTCAGATAAGAAGGATATAAAGTCTCAGGCTGAAGAAATCAGACAAGAGCTGGATAATTTAATAGGAGATCACACCCCGCTAGAAGAAACTATAGAAACAGACCCACAGTTGCCCGCTAAGCGTGAACAACTTAGTTTGCCTAGTTATGCAGAAATAAAAACATCGTCAACTAAAAAGGCCAAAAAGACTATTACTAGTCTAATGAAGTTTTATTTGGATGAGGATATTATTGAGAGGGACGAATACATTCAAGCTAAGAAAAAAATAGATGAAATGACAATGAGTTCTTTAATCTATCAACTTCAAGCTGGTGAACGCGCTCTAACTACTCTACTTGAAACAATTGAAGACGGTGAAATTGCACCCCGAATGTTTGAAGTACTAGCCACTTTACAAAAATCAATGTTAGATATTATTAAGTCACAGACAATGTACTTGATGGCTGCAGAAGAAGGTGCTAAACGCATTGCTAGAGATATTGAACTGTATAAGAAGAGAGATGACGTAAGAGAAATAAGTGAAGCTTCTGGTGGTAAACCGGCGAGTGAAACAACACAGCGAGGCACTAAAGACTTGATGAGAATGATTCGTAGTGGAATAGATGCCAGTGAAGAGATTGAAGATATTAATCCTGAGATAGAAGAATAATTATGAGTGATTACGTAGGAGATAATCGTTGGATCCCAAAGGGTGAATCAGCCGATGAAGCAAGTAAATTAATTTGGTCAACTAAGTCAGTAAATGAATTGCTACTAGCACTGGACAAGGGTTATAGACCTAAAGTGCCAATGCCTTTTTATGAAGGTAAACAGTTTCTGCGTAAAGGAAACATTGTCTTCGAATACACTGAAGAAGAAATTGCAGAACTGGCAAGATGTGCAAATGATATTGTATACTTTGCAGAAAAGTATGCGGTAGTAATGACCGATGACGGAGTTCAACAGGTAAAACTACGAGACTATCAAAAACAAATGCTGAGTGACTTTCAGCATAATCGCTTTAATATCGTGTTGGCGAGTCGCCAGATGGGTAAAACGGTGACAGCTTCTATCTTTAATGCCTGGTATATTACATTTAACTATGATAAAACTACACTACTATTAGCCAATAAATCAGAATCAACAAAGGAAATCATCGATAAAGCAAAGGTTGTAATTGAAAACTTACCGTTTTTTATGAAGCCTGGAATTATCAAATACGATGTAATGAATGTTAGAGCTGATAATGGATGTAGGTTGATAGGACAATCAACTACTGCAAAGTCAGGGATTGGTTTTACAATTCATAATTTATACCTAGATGAGTTTGCCCACATTCACCCAACTATCGTAGATTCATTCTATGAAAACGTATACCCAACGCTATCAGCTTCAAAGGTTTCCAGAATCAATATTACTTCTACTCCAAACGGCTTTAACAAGTTCTATGAGATATTTGCAGAGGCAGAAAAGGGCAACAATGAATATAAGGCAACCCGAATTGATTGGTGGCAACACCCAGAAAGAGATGATGCATGGTATAAAAGAGAATTAGCTAATTTAGGCTCTGAAGAAGCATTTAACCGTCAATACGGAAATGAGTTTACCAGTTCATCTAGTTTATTATTAAGCCCAGGGACAATGAAGCACTTAAGAAGTAATGCTAAAAAGTTTGAATGGTATGACTTTGAGGAGTTTGATAATATTCATATTGACACAAAGGGGTATTTAGGCTTTGACCCAGACTGGGATGTAGAAGACGCGGCAAATAGTCAAAGATTCTATTTATTTTCAGTCGATATTGCAGAAGGTAATGGCGGTGATTATAGCGTAATCAATATGTTTGAAGTTGAACCAATGACAGACGATGACATCAGAAACTTTATTAGTCCAGGTGCAATGTATGATTTCTTTAGATTACGACAAGTTGGAGTGTTTAAAAGTAATGAACATCCAATTGAAGATTTTGCAAAGATTCTATATACTCTGGCAGTTGATATTTTTAACCCAGAGAACTTAAAAATGGTGATAGAATTTAACACCTATGGTACAATTCTATTAAAATACTTAAGTACTGTTTTTCCAGGCAGAAATGACTTTGAAGATGAAATGGTACTGAGGTTTAAACACCGCCATGATTCTAGGGTTTTAAAACCAGGGCTAAAATTAAAAAGCGATAATAAATCAGTATTCTGTCAAAACTTTAAAAAGCTAATTGAAATGAACAAGATGAAATTAGCAGATATAAATACAATTCAAGAGGCTAGTTTATTTGGTACTTTAAAAAATAATAACTATGGTGCACAGATGGGTCATGATGATATTATTATGACTGCCATTACTGCAACTGAATTTTTTGGTACTACTGACTATGCAGATTATATTGAAGAGATGTTAGATTTGATAGACCCTGAAAAACATAATTTAATGGAAGAAATACTATATAATGAAAATGACATCCAAGGTGATATGCAATTTGACATATATTCGCTAATATAACAAATTCTAATTTAGAAGATAGATATATAATAAAAGAAAAAAATACAGATAAAAATTATGGCACTAAGTCCGCAATTATTACAATTTAAATCTAGTGGTGTTTATCGTTTAGAATTTGATAAGTCACAAACTGCAAACATTAACGTAGATACGCTAAGATTAGTTGTAGGGCACTCTCGTAAAGGTCCTTACAACACCCCGGTTTTAATTGATAATGTTGAAAACTTTACAAATGTTTTTGGCTCTATTGATAGAAACTTAGAAAGAAAAGGAATGTTTTTTCATCGTTCAGCGATTGAAGCCTTAACTAGAGGTCCTATTTTAGCCCTAAATGTTAGTTCATTTGATGATGGAACTAACGACAAAGGTTATTATGCACAGCCAGTAACTAACGGTTCTGTTGATAGTTTAACAGCTGATAGTAATAAAAATACAGCCTATAAGAATTTCTTTGACATGGATAAGTTTATGACTCCGTCAGATTCTAAATTCTTAGAATTATCTACAGGTGATGATAATTTAATTAACTTCGCTAACATTAAACAGTCTCCAATTACAGTATTCGTAAGAAAGGCTCAAGATGTAGCAGAATTTAATATTACTGCTAGAGAATGGTACGGTGAAGGTAATGTACCTGCATTTATGAATGACTTTGATTATATTTCAGATTTTATGATCGATGTATTCGTATTTAAAGGTGAATTTAATCCTGTAAGCATGGACACTGATCCAGTTTATGGAGCATACTTTACTAATGAAGGTTTAGATAAAAATAAATTAGCACAGTTTGCTAATCTTCGTCAAGTAACTCTTGAAGCACAATATACAGGATCTATGATTCCGGGTTTTAAAGACTTAGAAGGTAGAAACTTATATATTGAAAGTATTATTAACAGTGAGGCTCGTAGAACTGGTCTTTTTTGTGCAATCGATGAAGATGCAGTAATGGATGAACAAGGTACTAAGTTAGACTTAGTTGGACATACATGGGATGCAGATCAAGATTATGAATTACTTTCATATGTGATTGGACAAACTGTATCAACTGATGGTCAGATTACTATACCTGAAGACGGCGATGCAAGTGATGGAGTAACTCCAGTTACTGCAACTGTTACAGATGATGAATTAGTATTTACTAACTTTGACCCATCAGCTTCTTTCACAATAGGTAAATTCTTAGTAGGTGCAACTAGCGGTGAGTATGTAGAAATTACAGATGTAGATGCTACTACAGTAACATGTGACGGTAACATTGATGCAGCAACATACGAATTTACAACAGATGCAGCAGATCCTTTAACAGCCGAAACTATTAATATGTTAGATGTGTCTAATTCAAGAGTTAAAGCATATGACTTTGAAGGTGACTCAGGTACATATAGTGTAAATGGTACATCATTTACAATAATTACAACAGAAACGTCTATTGAAATTAGTGCAGGTGATTACGTACCTGCGGCTAACGGTAGACTGGCTAAAGTAACTAGAATCTCAAAATCAGGAACAGCTTCTTTTACTTATGAAATATTTTGCGATGTAGCTCCAAAAGCAACATGGGATGGATATTACATTAAATCATTTGAAGCTGCAACTAATATTTATAAGCCTTTTGTATTACCAGGAGCATCGTTAGAAAATAAAGAAATTAGTGATTGCTTAAACGTACTACAAGGTGGAAATGGAATATATAACGCTTTAATCGATAAAGATGTAGTAGACTTTAGATATGTAGTTGATACTTTCTCTTCTTATGATTCTACAGGAATTTTAAACAAGAGTCAATTATCTCAATTAGCATTAGACAGACAAGGTGCATCGGCAATCTTAAATGCGCCAACTGTTGCAGATTTTAAAGCTTCAACTGATCCTTCATTCACTGACGGTAATGGTACATTTAACACGGCATTTATTGCACAAGGAGGTAACTTAGATAAAAACCCAACCAAAATATACGCATTACCATCAATACAAGATGGTGCAAATCATGCATTTTATTACGGTCCTGGGCTAATAGTTAGTGATAATGGTAAAGACATTATCGTACCACCAGCGGCATACGTTGCAAACAACTACTTAGATAAATACACCAATGCTTTACCTTGGTCAATTGTTGCAGGTCCACGTAGAGGTGTTGTATCTGGCACAAATGTTAAAGGAGTTGAATATTCATTTGACAAGAGTGATAGAGATGTTCTAGAACCATTTGGAATTAACCCAATAGTTTTCCAAAGAGGTGTAGGTTTAACCATCACAGGTAATAAAACAGCACAACAGTCAATTAAATCAGCACTTTCTTCAGCTCACGTTAGAGAAGCTCTTATTTATATTCAAGAAGGTATTGCAGACATCTTAAAAGATTATGTGTTTGAATTTAATAATGTTCAAACTCGTTTAGAAATTAAGACTGTAGTAGATTCATTTATGGAAAGTGTAAAACAAGATGGTGGTGTATTTGAATATCGTAACATTATGGATCAATCAAATAACACTGATGAAGTGATCGACCAAAACTATGGTATTATTGACACTTACGTTGAACCAGTTAAAGGTTTAGAAATTGTAGTTCACAGAACAACCGTCTTAAACACCGGTGAAATTTCAACTGGAAACTTTCTATAATAAATAATTAGATATATAAAAAAATACAAATAATTAAACATGGCTTTACCACATTATTCACAAGATCAAACAAGCAGACAGGGTAGACAGTTTGAACCAGTACAGGCAAATCTGTTTGAAGTAACAGTGCTTCCTCCGGCAGGAGTTGCAGATGCACCCTTAATGATTCAACATGTAAACTCAATCGGCGGTTTAGATCTTTATAAAGAAGTAGCTGCTGTTGAACAAAAATACAAGTTCTCAACACGTTCTTATGCAGGTATGCCTGATACAACATCCGTTGATGTGAATATTAACTTTTCACTTAACTTAAATGATGCTAATCAAGCATATTTATATAAATCAATGAGACAATGGTACAACAACCAATATGATCCACAGACCGGAGAAATGGGTTTAAAAAAGGATTATGTTGGAACTATTGTAATTGTACAGTTTAACAGAGCAGGTGATATTTATAGAACAGTAACTTTAGAAGATTGCTTTATAACATCTGGATTACCATTTACAAATGAACTTAATTATGAGACTACAGATGCTCAACAGCTAGAGGTAACTTGGAGATGTGATACATTTAGAGAAGTATTAGCTTAACATAAATTTCTATTAAAATAGGGACCGGGCGGTCCCTATTTTTTTATGAAACAAAAACATAATATAATGATATAATAATAAGATGGATAAATTAACCAAGAAGTTACAAGTTCTTTTATCTGAAGACGAGGTTACTGTCATTAACAGAATTATCTTGAATGAGGCAATTGAAAGTGGTGAGAGACCAATTTCAGTGTCTGCTTTTATTCGTAGAATAATTCGAGATGAAATTGATCGTAAATCTGATGATTTAAAGGAGTGGAAAAAAGATAATTTGAAAAAACTTAAAAAGAAATAACTAATGAGCGACGACAAAGACATTAATTTAAATGAAGACTACAAAAAAATTGTAGAAGGTGTTGAACCGCCAGAGCAACCTAAACAAGAACTTGGCAAGGTCGATATGAATAAGTTTAAACCTGAAGAAGCACAAACTGCAGACTTCCATTTAGGCTATCATAACATTCCGGTAACTGAACTACCTTCTGGTGGAATGTTCTATCCAAAGAACACTCAAATTTCTATTCGCAGCGCTAAAGTGGCAGAAATTAGACACTTCTCTACTGTCGATGAAAGCAACGTATTAGATGTAGATGATAAATTAAATTCAATAGTAGAGTCATGTACTAGGGTTACTTCTGATAAAAAGAGAGTATCCTATAAAGATCTATGTGAAGAAGATCGTTTTTATCTAATCTTATCAATCAGGGATTTAACTTTCCCAGAGCCAGAATCTCAGTTAACAGTTGAACACAAAGATAAAAAAGGTAAAAAGCACACTGTTGAAATTAAAAAAGACTACTTTCAATATTTTAACATTCCAGACACTCTAGATAAATATTACGATGAAGGCAAAAGAACTTTCTTAATTGAGACCAAGTCATTTGGCACTATCGAGATGAGACCCCCATCAATCGGAGTAATGCAAAAGATGACTGAGTATATTAAAGACCGTCAAGAAAAGGGTGAAAATATAGACCAATCAGTACTACAGGTAATGCCATACTTAGTTCATGAGTGGAGAGGTTTTACTGACAAGGACATCTTCAAGTTTGAAATAGAGATGAACAATTGGTCGAATAAAAAATACAGTTTAATTTATAAACTAGCAGAACAAATGAAGGTTGGAATTCAACCAGAAATGTCTGTACAGATTGGGGATGTTGAGGAGGTCGTCCCGATCAGCTTTCGCGATGGCATCAAATCTCTTTTCATTGTTCAAGATATCGCTGGAGAACTTCTTTAAGACGAAGTTTTACATCTATCTTCACCTTCATATGCAACCTTCTGAACTGGAGGCCCTGGAATACTATGAATTCCACTATTTAATGAAGGACTTGGCCGACTATTTAAAGAAAAAGAATGAAGCTGAAAGCGGTCAACAAGAACAAGGTAATGACATGATGAGTAAGATGAAAATGCCAAGCATGAAAATGCCTAGCATGAAAATACCAAAACTATAATTTAAAGGCCTTACACTGTAAGGCCTTTATTTTTTGATATATAGATTACAGGGAAAAGAACTTTAAACCTTATATGAAATTATTATTAGCGCCTTTAGTTAAACTGGGCACCCTTATTGAAGAAGAAAAGAAACTAGTTGAAGAAATCCATTCAGTATTGACGGTGGATTTAAAACGAGCTTCGACTGAAACTCATAAGGAGCTGAAGCAACATACCGTACTATTAGGTGAAATTAGAGACCTGTTAAAGGCTCAAAATAAACAACAGGCTGAGTCTTCTGGCAAGGCTCCAAAAGTGAAACTGCCAGGTTTAATGTCTGGAATTGGTGCGGGCTTAGCAATTATTACTATGGCTGCAGCCCTGGTTGCCGCTGCTGGAATTTTTAGTGTGATGCCAAGCGTTACACCAGGTCAATTATTAACTGCAGTCGCAATTGGTGCTGTATTTGTTGTTTTATCACCTGTATTTACAGAAATATCTGAAAGTTTACGAGGTGGTGGCTTATATGAAAGAATTGTAGGTGGTGCAGCGGGTGTCAGTAGTGGTATTTCAGGCACTAAAGAATTGCTACAAAACGTTGGAGGTACTGGTTTAGCTATGTTATCGATGGCCATTGCAGTTACTGCTACCGCCTTTGTCTTTACTTTTATGTCACAACCCAGCCTAGCTCAAATTGGAACCGCACTTTTAATAGGCCTTGCTATGATACCAATTTCATTTGCTTTTGGTAAATTTTACGTGGCAATGCAAAAAAATAAAATGGGTGCTAACAAAAACGGTTTAATGACATTAGCTATGACCGGATTAGCCATGGTAATTACAGCAGGTGCTTTAGTTGGTGTTGCATATGTTCTAAGCCAAATGCCAACAGTATTTAATAATCCACCTCCGTTAGAGTGGACTCTAAAAGTTGGTTTAGCACTATTTGTATTTAGCTTACCATTTACAAAAACTATGAAAGCAATTAAAGGCCGTAGTATAAAGGAAATTGCATTTGCAGCTCTAGCACTACCGTTAATCGCGGCGGGTATTTTAGGTACAGCTTGGATATTTAACTACTTATCAGAAGTAGGTGCTTATAATGCACCTCCGATTGAATGGACTTTGAAAGCCGGTTTAGCCATGGCAGTTTTTGGAATACCATTTGTTTTAGTTACTACATTAATTCAAAGGGCTGGTATTGGGTTTAAGGCTATGGTTAAGGGTTCTTTAGCTACTGTTCTTATTGCCGGTGCTATTTTAGCCACTGCTTGGATCTTTTCATTTTTACCTGGAGAATATATTTCACCCCCAGTGGATTGGGCTTTAAGCGCTGGAATTGCTCTAGCTATTTTTGCAGTGCCATTTGCAATAGTCGGTCTGTTAGCTCAAGTGTTAACTCCAGTTGGATTAGGGCTAGGTGCATTGGGAATGATATTAATCGCAGGTACTATGTGGGTCGTGGCCTGGATTTTTAGCACTTTACCAGATCTAAGTGCAATCTCTAAGAATTTTACAGATGCTATCATATACCCTGTAAATTCAATGATTGATGCATTAAAACGCTTTAAAGATGAAATTGGAATTGAAAATATGCTACCTCTTGCGGGTGGTTTATTAGCTATTGCCGGTGGTTGGCTAGCCCTAACTGCTGCATTAGCGGGTAGCGCTGTCGGTGGCGTAATTGGAGCCGCTGCTAATGTCGGAAAAGCCATTTTTGATGGTATTTCTAGATTATTTGGTGGCGATGATTCACTTACTCCAATTTCACTATTAGAACAATTAATTAATAAATCAGCCGGTATTGAAAAATTAGGTAAAGCTTTACCTAAAATTGGAACTAGTTTCGCAACCATTGCAGGTTATTCAGATTCTGTAGTAAGAGGAATTGGTGCATTTATACCATTCTTAGATGAAGACATGTCTGAGTATTTTACAGATAGTGCAACTGCCGCGACTACACTGGCAACAGCATACCAGAAAATAGGTAAGGCAACTGAAACTATGAATGTAGAGGCAATTAAAGAATCACGCTATATGTTTGAAGCCTTAACCAGACTTGCTGAAGCAGATGGTGAAGATGCTCTAACAATATTTGCTGAAAAGCTAATGGTAGCAGTAGAAGAACTTTCAGGTACAGTAGAAAACTTACAAAACGCAGTTGGAGAACAATCAACCGGTATTAAAGATGTTGTAGGTGGTTTATTAAATAAAGTAACTGATAAAGTAAAAGAAGTTACAGGAGCTGCTGGTGATCAACCAACCACAGAAACTAGTAATGATATGAGTGAGGTAGTTGAATTATTAAGTGAAATTGAAGAACGTTTAAATAGACCACTAAGAATAATCGCAGACTAAAGAAACAATTTAACCCCCAGTGATATAACTTAAGTTAACTTAAATTCAAAAAGCATACAATACCCTTTAATAATAAATAAAGAAGATAATGTATAAGTACGTCGCAAAGGTTAACAGAATAATTGACGGTGATTCAATAGTCCTAGATATTGACCTGGGATTCAACACCTGGTTAAACAATCAATCAATCAGACTACATGGAATTGACACTCCAGAAACCAGAACTCGAGACTTAGTAGAAAAGCAACAAGGATTTTTAGCAAAAGACAGAGTGTTAGGTCTAATAAGTCCAGGTGATACTGTAATTATTAAAACNGTGTTAGACAAGCATGAAAAATTTGGCCGAATATTAGGGCAAATAGAATTAAAAAACGGCATTAATTTAAATCAACTTTTAATAGAAGAAAGATTAGCTGTAAAATATTATGGACAATCTAAAGCAAGCGTTGAAGCTGCTCACTTACAAAATAGAGAATACTTAATTAAAGAAGGTAAAATAACATTAGATGGAAATTAATAAAAATTTTAAACTAGAAGGTTTAATTGAATTTAAACCTCAAATCTATCGAGATGAAAGAGGTCAATTCATAGAAACTTGGAATGAAGAAGCGTTTAAGAAATTAGGATTTCACTATCCATTTAAACAAGATAATCAATCTATTTCAGCTAAGAATGTGTTTAGAGGCATTCATCTACAACTAGGGCATGCAGCTCAAGGCAAACTGGTCAGAGTGGCCCAAGGTAGTGTAATCGATTATGCAGTCGACTTGCGAAAGGACAGTAAGACCTTTGGGCGGTGGGAGAGCTTAAAGCTAACTAGTGAGCAGGGCAATATGTTTTGGGTGCCATGTGGATTTGGCCATGCATTTTTAAGCTTGGAAGACGATACTATTTTCAGTTATAAATGTACTGAGGTGTATAACCCTAAATATGAAGTGTGTGTTAAACACAGCGATGAAAAGATTGGACTGCAGCTACCGACAGACATTTTAGTGTCGGACAAAGACCAACAAGGAATTTCACTGAAAGAATACTTCAACCTATGATAGTGTATATGGAACCGACCTTAAAGTTGATTGCGGCCACTCAGGGCCCTCAAATAGCCCAGAACATAGTTAGTCAGGGTCAACTGAAACAAATTGGCGAAACTAAGTATATTATAATAAATAGTTAAATATGAACGCAACTGAAATCATTACTAAAGTACTTACGTTTATTTTTGTAGTCATCATCCTGACATTAATATTTGCGTGGCCAGTTCAATGGTTATGGAATAATGCACTAGTGGGTGCGATTGATGGAGTTAACCCAATTTCATTTTGGCAAGCACTAGGAATTAATGTATTAGTTTCATTTTTAATAGGTAGCAAAAATTCAACAACTAAGAAAAATGAGTAAGATAGTTAAAAAAGCCACCGAAATCTTTAAAGCATGGCAGATTGCATTTAATCCAGATGAAATTTACGCTGAGTTAGCGGCAAAAAGAATTGAGATTTGCGATAGCTGTGAATTTAAATCAGATGTGCCAATTAGACATTGTACTGTTTGTGGTTGTGCACTAAAAGGTAAAATACATTCACCCAGTAAAGGTGCTTGTCCGAAGGGCAAGTGGCTAGGGGTGGAAGAAGAAGTTCTAAGTAAATTAGACCAATAAACTGTTAAAGTTTTGTTAAAATCTGACATTTATTTTCAAGTGTCAGATTTTTTTAGTATATTAGCCTTATAAAATTAATCAAGATGAATAAAGCAGTAATATTTGACTTAGACGGCACTCTTGCCCTAATCGACAAACGTAGAGCCAAGGCCGCTCGCCCAGATGGTAAAATTAATTGGCAGGTCTTTTTTGACCCAAAGAACATTGAATTAGACGAACCCAATTGGCCAGTAATTGAGATGTTTAAGGCTATGAAATCACTTGGTCATCGAGTAATTATCTTTTCAGGTCGTGACTCTATTAATAAAGAAGCGACTCAGGCATGGTTAGCAAAATACGGTATTCAACCCGATATTTTAAGAATGAGACCACAGGGTTCTTTTACACCAGATGACAAATTAAAGAGAGACTGGTTATATCAACTACCTGAAGTTGGAATTGCATTAGAAGACATCCTATGTATTTTTGACGATAGAGATAAAGTAGTTAAAATGTGGAGAGCTGAAGGATTAACGTGTATGCAAGTCGCAGAAGGTAATTTTTAGAGATGACAAGAATTAATACAGCAATTAGACCTGCAGAACTACCTGATAAATTACTCCTGGTAGAATTGAGAGAAATCAAAAAAATTCCAAATGTAATTAGTAAGGGCAAATATAACATGACTGGCATTCCAGTGCAATTTACACTGGGTACCGGTCATGTTAAGTTCTTCTATAATAAGCTGCAATACTTACTAAACAGATATGAAGCACTCAGACATGAAGCGTTGAGGCGTGGATTTAATGTTAGTGATTTTAGTGCTGCCTGGGATGGAGTACCCACTGAACTAATGAACGACTATCAGGAAACAGCGAAAGATAGAGAACTGCTAATTGAAAGAATTAGAGAAAAAGGATTTGAACTATTAAATATACAATCATGAAAGTTAAAGTAATTGAAGCCGTTAGAGAGGTGTGGTCAGAAATCACCCAACAGGCAACCTTAGAAATCGATGGAGAACAATTTACCGTTAGATATAATGAGTCTCCTAAACACTCAACTATTTACCTATTAGTGGATGGCGACTGGCAAGACATTGACGCAATGGAAGACAGGACACCTACAATTGAGAAGTTAGAACAAATGATTTGGGAATTTCCACTCAGTGAGTTTGACCGACAGGGTGATGTTATGGACGTTGATTTAAACCCTGAAACTATTATTTAAAATATTGAAACAAAAATAAACGCAGTAATATAATTAACCTAATCACTTAAAAACAAAAACAATGAAATTAGTAGATGCACTTCGCCAGAACAACGTTACAACTGAGAACGGTATGGCCGCTAATTCAAGTTCATTAAGCGCGGTTGTAGACTTATTCTATAATATCGGTGCAATGAGAGGACAAGACAAGAACATATTAATTGCTGATTTTTCATTAGCATTTAATCAGGACCCAGTCAGAGCAATGAAAATCCTTTTTTGGGCTCGAGACGTTAGAGGTGGCGCTGGAGAACGTCAAGTCTTTAGAGATGTGATGTTGTATTTAGTAGACTCACACCCAGAAGCCTTAAAGCTAAACTTACACTTAATTCCAGAATATGGCAGATGGGATGACTTGTTAGCGCTAGAAGGCACTCGTCTTGAAGTAGATGCATTTAAACTAATTCAAACTGCAATCAAGGCAGGTGATGGACTTGTCTGTAAATGGATGCCACGTAAAGGTGTAACTGCCGCAAAGCTACGTAATTTCATGGGAATGACACCAAAGCAGTATCGTAAAACTTTGGTGGAAGGTACTAATGTGGTAGAGCAACTAATGTGTGCTAAAAGATGGGAAGATATTGACTTTTCAAAGTTACCATCTGTGGCCAGTGCACGTTATCAAAAAGCTTTTTGGAAGAATGCCAAAGAGCAATATGAAGCTTATATTGGTAAGTTGCAAAAAGGTGAAGCCAAAATTAATGCAGGTGCTGTCTACCCATATGATGTGGTCAAGTCCTTAAATAGAGGAAATGCAGATGTAGCAACTGAACAATGGAAAGCCTTACCTAATTATTTAGAAGGTGCCAATGAAATGATTTTACCAATGGTAGACGTTTCAGGCTCAATGAGCTGCCCAGCGGGTAACAATCCAAACGTAACTTGTATGGATGTAGCAGTTTCATTAGGACTTTACATCTCTGAGCGTAATGAAGGGCCATTTAAAGATGCCTTCTTAACTTTCAGCGGTACGCCAAAGTTACAAATCTTAAGTGGTAGCCTAAGAGACAGATATGCACAATTAAGCCGTGCAGACTGGGCAATGAACACTAACATTGAAGCTGCATTCAAGCAAGTGTTAGACCAAGCAGTAAAGCATAATGTGTCCCAAGACCAAATGCCAGATAAGATTCTAATCCTATCAGACATGCAGTTTGATGAAGCAACATCTACTCGTAGTTACTGGGGTAGTCGTAGTGATAATGCAGCTGAATGGAACCCAACTGCTCAACAAATGATTGAGAAAATGTATGCGGCTGCAGGGTACAAAATGCCAAAGATTGTATACTGGAACTTACAGTCTCGTCACGGAGATGTACCAGTAAGTTTTGACAAACAAGGTACTGCCTTAATTAGTGGATTCTCACCAGCAATCATGACTAGTTTACTAGGAGCTGATGATTTTACACCAGTTGCAATCATGGACAAAACAATTATGGGAGAACGATACTCTAGAATTAGCGCATAAAATTAATAAGGGACCTTCGGGTCCCTTTTAAACATATAATACATAAGAAAATGGCAAGTGTAAACGTAGATATAGATATCGATGACATCCTATTGGATATGGGTACTTCAGAAAAAGAGGAGCTTTGTCAACAATTAATAGAGGATGGATATGGTCCAGAATTGGACCTAACCATTGATGTAGATTTAAAATATGTTTTTAATCCAGGTACCTATACTGAACATGAATTAGTTCGATTATTTGAGGATCTTTGGGAAAATAGAATTCATATCGATCATAAATTGGTTGATGAATTAAGAGCAAATCTCAGAGAACGCAGAGTTCTTTGATATATAGATTATAAAAATAAATCTAATCAATGAAACACATTAAACTATTTGAACAATTTATCAATGAAAATTCATATTATGAATTAATAAAACAAAATTGGGATGAAATTTCATATTCATATGGAACAGGAGGTAAAAAGGTACCGATGACGATTACCAATGACGATGCTGAAAGTACACTTTATGATTTAGATGATTCTTTTAGTGATATGGACCCAAACTCACAGAAAAAAGCAATTAAAGATTTTAAGAAAGCTTTTAAAGATTTTAGAAAAGGATTAAAATAAGTTTAAAGACAAAATAAAGAAATAAGGTTTCTTACAGCAAACTATAATACTTACATCAATTATCAAGTTAAAGTTCAAGAAACCTGTTAAAGGATCGATACGGCAAAAAGTACTAATCAGATTATGAATCGAAATTTCATCGATCATAAATTGGTTGATGAACTAAGAGCAAATCTCAAAGAACAAAATATTCTTTGATATATAAAGAAACAAAAAATATAAGTATTAGTATGAAACACATTAAACTATTTGAACAATTTATCAATGAAAATTCATATTATGAATTAATAAAACAAAATTGGGATGAAATTTCATATTCATATGGAACAGG